GTTTCCCAGTCACGATCGAAGAGACTGCGCCGGAAACCGAGGAACCGACCGAGCCCGAGACCTGGGAAGTAGAAAAGGACGGTCAGAAGTACGTGGTCCCCTACGCGCTGCGTGATGAAATCATGTGGCACATGGATTACACGGAAAAGACCCAAAAGCTCGCAGAGGAGCGAAAACAGGCGACCGAGACGCTTCAGAAGCAACAGGAAGCGTTTCACCAGCAGACCCAAAGCCAGAGGGAGAATCTGGCCCTATACGGGGAACTCGCGCACACCGAGAAGCTGTTGGACGATTTCAGTAAAGTGGATTTGCTGACACTTCAACGTGAAGACCCCGACCAAGCTCAGATGTTGGGTTTTCAAAGAGAGGCTCTGAGGGATAAGCGCGATGCCCTAGAGTCCGAGATCGAGAGACGAGAGCACGAATCGAGAGTCCAGATGGAGCGGGCAGCCGCCGACCGGAAGGACCGACTTGAGGCCGACCTCGCTCGCGATATTCCGAACTACTCACCCGAACTGCGCTCAGAAATGGAGCAGACTGCAATCCGTCATGGGTTCACCGAGCGGGAAATTGCCGCAGTGGGCGACGCACGGATGATGAAGATGCTGCATCTGGCGCATTTGGGCGAGCAGGTTCTGAAGAAGCAAACCGCGACGCCGAAACCGAAGCCTGTCAAGCCTGTCCAGAAAGTTACCGGTGGGAAGGCTCCCGACATGGGACCAACCGACAAACAGGCGATTGATGGCTGGATGGAGCGTCGCAACGAGCAATTGCGAAGAGCTTAATGCGAGGTTCAAATGGCCAATACGCTACTTACCCCGACGATGATCACTCGGGAAGCGTTGAGGATTCTTCACCAGAAACTCAACTTTGTCGGGAACATCAATCGTCAATACGATGACCGATTCGCCCAGGCTGGGGCGAAGATCGGCGACACCCTCCAGATTCGTCTGCCCAACCAGTATACCGTGCGTACCGGTGCCACGCTTTCGGCCCAGGATACGGTGGAGACCAAGGTTGACCTGACGGTGGCGACCCAGAAGGGTGTGGATGTCAACTTCACGTCCGTTGAACTGACGATGGACCTGGATGACTTCTCCGAGAGGATTCTTGAGCCTGCGATGGCCGTCCTCGCGGCGAACATCGAGTCCGACGCCATGTCCATGTACAAGGATGTCTACAACGAGATTTCCGACGTTGGGGCCTCTATCACGGTTGCCGACGTGCTGAACATGGCCAAGACGCTCACGGACAACCTGTCTCCCACGTCCATGCGGTGTTTGAACATGAACACCCAGGACAACGTTGACCTCGTGGACGCCCTGAAGGGTCTCTTCAACGACCCGGCAAAGGTCTCCAAGAACTACCGGGAAGGCATGGTTGCCAACGAGTTCCTCGGGTTTGAGACGGTCTATCAGAACACGATGTGGCCGATTCACACCACGGGGACGGACGACGGCACGGGTGACTATCTCACCAACGACGCCACGGCCCAGACCGGTTCCACCCTCACGGTGGATACCGGAGCCGGGACCTGGCTGAAGGGTGATATCTTCACCATCGCCGGAGTCAATAGGGTCCACCCCGAGACAAAGGTGGATACCGGTCAGCTTCAGCGGTTCGTTGTCACGGCGGATGCCGGTGCCTCTGCAACGTCTCTCTCGATTTCCCCGGAGATCGTGGCGACGGGCGGACGGCAGAACGTCACCAACGGCGCGGCGAACAACCAAGCCCTTTCCAAGCTGGAATCGGATGGCTCCACGGCCATCGGTGCCGGTGCGGACTACGGGATTTCGTTGGGTTTCCACAAGGACGCCTTCGTGTTCTCGACCGCCGATCTGGTGATGCCGTCAGGCGTCGATTTCGCGGCCCGCGAGGTTTACGACGGAATCTCGCTCCGCATCGTCAGGGACTACGACATCAACAACGATAAGTTCCCCTGTCGTATCGACGTTCTCTACGGCTACAAGACGGTTCGTCCCGAACTGGCTTGCCGTGGCGGCTTCAACTAAGGGAAGGGAGGGGGCAGGTAGCCCCCTTTTCATAGGATGTATCACAAACGTAGGTATCGCTACGTCAACGGCCGCTTTGAGAAGCGATGGGACAACGTAGATGAGGAAGGCTGGTTCAAAACCAAGGCCGAGGCGATAAAGGCAGTAGAGCCGCCCGAGTTGCAGTGGCCTCCGGCGATTGAGCCATCTCTTATCGCGCCCCCGAAGAAGCGGGGCAGACCCAAGGGCTCCAGGAACAGGCGATGAATCTCTGCCTCGCCACGGTGCCGGGTACGGGAACGCGGTTCTTCAACGAACTGCTCTCCCAGTACTTTCCGAAGACCTCTTTCGAGGATGGCGGCTTGACGACGCTTCACGTCAATGACGACCTCCTTGAGAGAATCGAGAAGGTAAACCCGTTCATCGTGACGACCTGGAGGCCCTACGAGCACATAGAGAAGACCCTGAAGAACCGGGACTTTTCACCCATGGAGCGTCTTCCCAAGCACTGGGATGCTTGGAAACGCCTTGTAATACGCTTCGCGCCGGAAGTCGTAACCATCGAGAAGGATTTCCTTGGTATACCCAGGGAAGATTGTTTGGAAAGGCTTGGTGAGAAACTCGGGGTTGACCTCGAAACCGATTGGGTGCCCGTAAGATGAGTGGGAAATATCAAACTCTCAGTGACTTCTTAGAGAGCGTCATTGAGCCGGCTATAAAGGCATATGCCGCTGAGATTGAGCGGATAGCCGATTCGCTGCCTCCACCGGTAGAAATCGAGATTGAAGACGCTGAAGAGGTTGATTTCGATGAGGTGTTGAGAAAATGAGCACCTACGGAACCATGATTGCCAGGATTGCCGACGAACTCGCCCTACCGGCTGTGGCGGCGCGCATTCCCAACGCAATTCAGGCGGCTATCAGGTTCTATGAATCGGAACGCTTCTGGTTCAACGAGGCCGAATCTACCGCTTCGACGGTGGTGAGCCAGCAGAACTACGCCATGCCTACAGACTTCCTTGAGGCTGACATCCTGACGGTTACGGACACGGACGAAGACGTTCGTTACAAGCTCACCCGAAGGTCATGGGACTGGCTGAGAGGTCATCTCCTTGACCCTGACTCAAGGGCCAGACCGGACGATTGGTCCTACTACGCGGACCAGATATGGCTCTATCCGGTTCCCGATCAGGTTTATACCTTGACACTGTCCTATCTCAAACGTCTCTCCGCTCTTTCGGCCTATGCGGACACGAACGAGTGGATGGTTCACGGCGAGGAACTCGTTCGTTCAAGAGCAAAGTGGGACCTCCTTCTTCACTCGGCCCCGGACAAGAACGCGCCGCTCATTGTTGCAATGCAACAGGCCGAAAAGGAAGCCCTGAAGAATCTCAGGAGCAAATCTGCCCAGAAGATTGCCACCGACAAGCTCAGGTTCGATGACGGTCTTCTGGCTTCACGCGGTCACTACAACATCAACTATCAGTAGGCTCATCATGGCTACGGCAAACAAGTTCGAGGACTTCACCAACCGTCTTTGCATTGGCAAGGTCCATGATCTCAACGCTGACACGCTGGAAATCTACTATTCCAATGCGACTCCATCGGCTTCTGCGGATACGGTGAAGGCTGACCTAGCCGAAATCACCAACGAGAATGGCTACGCCGCGCCGGAGGACACGACAAATACCGCCTCTGAAGCTTCGGGGACCCTCACAGTAGTCTGCACGGACGTAACCACAACCGCTTCGGGAGGGTCTTTCGGTCCCTTCAGATACGTAGTCTGGTTCAACACTACCCCGAGTTCGCCGCTTGATCCTTTGATCATCTGGTGGGACTACGGCTCCGCCCTCACGGTGAACGACGGCGAATCCTTCACCACAGACTTTGGCGCAAGCACGGCGACCTTGGTATGAGCTTCGAGGAAATCCTTAAAACCCGGAAGGGTGCTGCGCTTCTACAAGCCCAGCGTCTTGGCCCCGAATTCTACCAGAACGGAGAAATGCGCTTTCCTGCAAGGGAATTCCCGCAGACTCCTGTCGGTGGACCGAGGAAAATGGACTCCTTCCCGAGAAAATATTCCGAATGCCTGGAACATAACCAGAAAATCAAGATCTGTTGCAGACACATGGAGAACGTCACCGGGAGACTCTATAAGACTCACCCCGACCTGAAAGGGCCGGATTTGTTCATTGCAACCTGTGGGGAGTGTGGTTGTAACCACTATCGACTTGCAGTAGGTGAACAATGAGACTTACGTTTTTGACCTTTGTCCTTTTTACCTTTCCGGCCTTCGCCCAAACGCCCGAAGAGAATGCAACGCGCATTGACGAGCTAACGCTGTCGTTCTGTAACCACGTACCGACCGACCCTCTCTGCGCGGTAAACAATCCCCCCGTTGCAGATGCGGGTCCCGACCAGGCGGCGGATGTGGGCCAGATTGTCACTCTTAACGGTGCTGGGTCGAGCGATCCCGATGGAGACCCCCTGACCTACAACTGGACCATCCAAGGCCCCGGCAGTCCAGTTCTGAGCGACCCAGCGGCAATCACCCCGGACTTCACCCCGTCAGGCGCAGGACTTTATGTGGGATCGCTCGTTGTGAACGACGGGACGGTGGATAGCGCATTGGATACGGTGGAAGTCACCGTAACGGATCCCTCTCCGCCCCCTCCGGTTCCTCCGGGAGCCGTTCTCATCTGGCTGTTTGACGAAGGCACCGGCACGACCGTCGAGAGTCCGACCGGCACGGTCAATGGCGCTCAGTGGACCGCTGGCGTATCTGGGACTGCGCTGGAGTTCTCAAACGACCACGTCTCCACGCCCGATAGCTCCGTTCTGGACCTCAGTTCCATGTCAGCCGTTACGGTTGCGATGTGGGCTCGCACCGACCTTTTGGGCTCCTCTGACGAACAAACGATCTATGGCCATTGGGGCAGCTTGACGACCTCAAGACCCTTCCAAATCTATCTCCGTCCTGACAACACTTGGGAGTGTAGGGTTAACCATAATTCCGGTTCAGCCGTGTCAACAACCCAGGCAACTTTGGGTGGATGGAATCACGTTGCCTGCGTCTGGCAACCTTCGGGCCTGAAAATCTACGTTGACGGTGTTGAAGAGGATTCAGGCGGAGCACCTTCCTCTCTCCACTACGATCGTGACTGGGAAAC